CCTACCGGCTGGACAACCTACCGTCAGGGCAGTACGTGGTGCGGGTGCGTTGCGCCAGGAAGTCCGGCACATCAACGCGGGATCTTACACGGGTGTTTTGGACCATGCTGTCGACCATCCTGTATGACGACTTTGCCTATCCAAACCGCGTTCTGGTGGGCATTAGAGCCTTGGCCACCAATCAACTTAGCAATTCCGATCCTGTTGTAACCTGGGAACAGACACGCTCGACCGTTTACGTCTGGAATCCCGACACCAGCCAGTATGAGCAACGGCGTGCTTCTAATCCGTTCTGGGCCAGTTACGACCTTATCCATCAGTGCAAGTATCTCATGAACATAAATAACGGCCAGTATGAGTACTGCGTCGACGGTAACCCGACCAGCCGGATTGACTACAGCGCCTTTGCCGCTGCAGCGGCCTATGCCGATCAGCAGTGGGCGGACGGCGATTACCGTTTCAGTCTCAATATTTATTTATCGGAGAATCTGAGCTTCTGGGATGCCCTGGCGCGGTTTTCCATCGTGGGCCGGGGTGTGATTATCCCCAAGGGCACCCTGTATTCCTGCATTTGCGACCGGCCAAGCGAGCCGGTTCAACTGTTCACGGTCGGCAACATCACAGCGAAGTCCTTCAAGGGCGAGTTTCAAAGTACCAAAGACCGAGCCACCAGTGTGGAAGTCACTTTCTATAACAAAGACAAGGACTATTCCTCCGACCAGGCCATTTATTACGGCCCGAACTATGAATCGACTGCCCTGGCGGCCAATCCGGTGCAAACCACCTACTACGGCATTACCGATTACAAGCACGCCTATACCGAGGCTGCCTATCTGTCACGATGCAATCAGTATTTAATCCGCACAGAGCATTGGGATGCCGATATCGACGCCATGGCCTGCGTGCTGGGTGATGTGATCGACTTGCAGCACGATATTCCCAAGTGGGGCGATGCGGGCGGTCGGATTGTCAGCGCCACCGAAACCACTGTCACATTGGACAAAGAAGTTACGCTGCTGGCGGGCAGGTCTTACGCCATCAAAATCCGGCTATACACCGACCAGATTATCCAGGTTCCCGTAAAGGGCTACGCCCAGAACATCACCACAAATACCTTGACGGTAACGACGCCGTTTCCGGTCATGCCTGAGAAATATGACATTTACGCATTTGGCAGCTCCAATGTTGTCACGAAGCCATTTAAAATCGTAAACATTGCCAAGAGTGGCGATCAGAAGGTGAAGATCACCGGCATCGAGTACATTGCGGCGGTGTATGAGGAAACCATTGATGCTCCGGTCTTGCAGTATAGCGGTTATGAGCGCTCGCTGGTGGAAGTCAGCGTGGTAAGCGTCAATCAGGAAACCTATCTGCAGCCGGACGGAGGCATGGTTTCTGTGATTCATGTTTCTTGGCCTGTTCCCGGTGGCTATGTGCAGGGATATTCCGTCTGGTATAGCGAAGGCGTTGGCGGTAACTGGTTGCTGTGGGAATCCGGCATCCGTTCGGCCGGCACCACCATTACGGGCGTGAAGGCGCTAACCACCTATGTGGTAAAGGTTTCGACAACCAATGACATCGGCATGGTGTCACCCGGAATTGTGTCCGAGCCTCTGTATATTAGCGGCAAAACTACGCCTCCAGCAAACGTGGCTGGCTTTGCCTACCGGGAAGTAACCGGCGGCTTTTTGCTTTCGTGGCGAGCTAATACTGAAATGGACCTGGATGGCTATAGCATATACCAGGGCATGAACGGTGCCGCTATGGCCGCCAGCCTTTTGATTGCCGAGCGGATTATGAGTACTAGCCTGTTTGTGCCGATTGGTCAGGCGGGAATAGTTGCCTTTCATATCGTGGCTATCGACACTAGTGGCAATGCGTCGGTCGCTCCGGCCACCGTTCTGGCCTCGTTTGCCCTGCCGCCCGATGTAACCGGTTTTGACGTTGTGCGGATTGGCGACCATTTGGATTTTCGCTGGCAGGCTATTGCCGGGACCGGAACGACATACACCTATGAAATCCGGCGGGGAGCTAACTGGAATGTGGGGCAGCGTATCGGCAAAACAACCAGCCCCTATTACAACTGTTTGTTTCCAACACCGGGAGACCATAATTTTTGGCTCAAAGCTGTCGACGGATACGGCAACTACAGCATCAATGCCGTGAATGCCCGTGTGATCATTATGGATGCTGGCAACCGGAACGCTATCGTCACCCTAGACCAGGTAGCTAACGGCTGGACCGGAGCGATGTTTAACGTCTACGTGAGGGACGGCGGCTTGCAACTTGCCGACGGCGCGGTTCGAGGCCAACACATTGTTGAAGTCAACCTCCCCAAGTCATTTACCGCACGCAATACCATCCTGGCCGACATGATTGGTGTGGCGCATACCGGCATCACTTGGGAAAGCGCTCATTTCACCTGGGATAATGTGGAGGCCCAAACGCCCTGGGAACCGGACGGGGATATCACTGGCATTACACTGGAACACCGGATTTCGCTATTTAAGGGCATACCGGCAACTATTATCGAGTCCATTCCGTTGGACGGTGCCGTAAACGGCGACCGGGGCACACTGGCGCGACAAGCCGCAAACGTAACTTTTGATAGCGGCCCGTTTCGGCAGGGAGCTGTGATTCAGGACACCACGCAGATCTCCTGGGATATTCACATTCCTTCTTTATATAATGTAGTCTTTTACGTGAGCCTGGCTGAACCGATAGTGGATAACTCGGTGTACCTAACGCTGGTGGGGCCGGAAGGCCGCCTGATGGCGGGCTATGATGTCAGGAAAGATGTGTTTTACCTGGAGGACCAGTTAGGCCATCGAAATGAAGTGGCCGTGGACTATATGGATATGGACTGGCTGACAGTGGGCATTGTGCAAACCGAAACGACAAGAAAACTGTATGTGTATTCATTCAGCGCGAATGCGGCAGGAAGCTCCGAGGAGGCTTATGGGCCTATGGGAAACTTCACGGCCGCTTTTTTATATCCAAAATGCAATTAACAATCAGGAGGTCCTCATGGAAGTTAAGAATGTACAAGTAACAGGCAGCTTGACCCTCACCCTTCGCAAAGCGGATGGAGCGGTGGAGGTGTGCCGCAAGGATAACATTATCGTGAGCAGCGGCTTTGACGCCATCTGCGACAGCTTGGGCAAGACCAGCGGTCGGCCGTCCGCGTTTGGCTATATCGCCCTGGGAACGGGCGCGACCGCCCCTGCAATCGGCCAAACGGCGCTGGTTAGCGAAATTGCCCGCCAGGCCGCTACATACGCACATGTGGCCGGGACGCAGGTTATGACGTTCAGTTCTACCTTTGGACCCGGCGCCGCCACTGGTGCGATCACGGAGGCTGGTGTTTTTAATGCGTCCAGTGCGGGAACCAT